CGACCCTACATTTTTCTACTTTAGACTAAAGAAAATATTATTAATAAAATTAATTTTATTTGTAATTGAGTCTGAAAAAAGTTGATGAAATTTTAAAATAGTACAAAAAAGCAAGGTGTTGCAATTTCTTGTAACCCTTGCCTTTTCTATATTTCATAGTTTATATTATTCAATAACTTCTGAAACAACACCTGAACCAACTGTTCAAAAATTGTAAACCCTATATTTTTCTAATCTTTTTAAATCAGATTAATTTAAGGCATTTTACAAATACATATACTATATAGTTTTATAAAGTTTCTAAACTGAGTAGATAAAAAGTAGATAAATGCTATTGTAATTATTTTCCATATATTTGTTTTCCATTTACTAATCCAATCATATATACTTTCTTAGTTAATATAATATTATTTTCTATCGTTTCTAATTCTTCTTTGCTAAATAATTTTTCATTTTCTTTGATTCTTTCTTTTACTATTTCTTCTAATTCCATATAAATTCTCCTCTCAGGAGAAACGCGTTTCTTTTATTAACTAAATTATATCAGCTTGTCGAAAAATGTCAATTAAAATCGTTCGACAAAATACTACTCTCTCTAAAACTGTATATAATCAAAAAGTCCTTATTTTTCAAGGATTTCAAGCTTTTGGATATGGAGCTGGGAGTTCCATATTTTCTTTTTTGTATAAACATACTAAAATAGATTAATAATAACTGTAGGAGTAATTTTATGTATGTTTTTGTAATTAAGCTTTTGCGAAGAAGCAAAAACTTAACTTTATATAAATTAAGTCAGGTCACGGGAATTTCGAGAACTTATTTAAGAGAACTGGAAAACAATAATGTATTTAATCCAACAATGAAGATTCTTGATAAAATTGCAAATGCTTTAGATGTTACAATAAAAGACTTATTTTATTATAATAATGATGTAAATAAATTGAAAGAAGAAATGTACCACAGAATTGAAGTTTTTGGTTTGGATAGTAAAGAGGTGTACGAAATATCACAGATTATTGATTTATTGCTAAATGTTGAAGGGACTTTTAAGTAAAAAAAAAGACTATTGCTAGTCCTCTTCGTTTAAATATTTAGAATATGTATCAATAAATCTTTCTAAATCATCCTGTTTTACCGATCCAATCTTAAATTTTATTTCTCTCTCTGTTAATTCTATCAAATCATCGCATTTGACTATTCCATCTCCATTCAATTTATTAACACTATCTTGTTGTATTAATTCATTGTATGGATATGTAATTTTCTTTAAATTTGATGACAATAAAAATCCAAAATAATTTATATCTATGGCCTGTCCATCATCTATTATTACAAAGCTGTGATTTTGACCTATTGTTCCACTTTTATATTCATATTTTGCTACAAATACTATATCTCCAATGCTATATTTCTTCATCTACTTTACTTCTCCTTCTTGCATAGAAGTATAATGTATGATTTCTTCTTTAGTCAAAGCATTTTCTTTAGCATCTTTAGTTTTGCAAAATTGTGAATATGTTTTTATTTTCTCTTTCTCTTTTGCTTTTGCAATTAAATCTGTCACTCTTGCCTTATAAAGATTATTAACCATTTTTATACCTCCCTTCTGATATTATCTCATATTATATACTTTTTATACTATAGTATTCTATTCTTTTCGTATTAGTACTAATATTATAACATAAATTTTACATAATATCAAGTTTTTTCTTTAGTGTCATTTGTTTATATTAAAATATCATTAAAAAATAGAAAAGTCAAGACTTATTCTATTTTTTAGTAATTTTTATTGTTGAAAAATGGAAAGACTAAACATTAACAAAATAACTAAACAGTAGTATAATATTTATAAATATCCAATAACGAATTAACCGAAATGGAAATAAACTAGATTAAATAGTTTGTTTCTCTTTTTGCATTTAAGCAATGAAAAATAAGCAAAAAATCGACGCGTCACAATCGTTTTTAAGCCTTTTTTATTTTGAATTAGACTAATTATATTACTCCAAAATGGCAAAAAAAATAGCTAGACAACTTAATGTCTAGCCTTTTTCTATATTAATCTATTAACTGTATTTATTCCTACAATTCCATCAACATCTATGTCACAATTTGCTTGGAACTCCTTTAGTTTTTTCTCGCTTTCGTCTCCATATCTGCCGTCTACTCCAAATTCGTTTAAACTATATCCTTTTGCGATTAATCTTTCTTGAACCCATCTAGCAAATTCACTAACACTAAAGTTTCTTACCATATTGTTGTTTACTGCTTTTGTTGTTAATGGTCCTATTATTCCATCTACATCTAAACCACAATTGTAATCTTTATTTAATGCTCTTTGTAAAGATTTTACTATTTCTTCTTTTGAATTATTTGTAGGACTGACTTTGACACTCCTTATTTCGTCCATTGGGAAATTATTCCCTGGACATTCTGAGTTGTCTATATCTCTATGCCCTACTACTTTAGATATATTATACTTTTCTTTTAAATATGCAATTAATTCTTGCCCTGCTTTTAATTGAGATTGTCCCATTTCTTCCTTTGAAAAGTTTCCTTCAAAACAAATACCTATTGAATTGTAGTTTGCTCCTACCGCATGTGCACCTACTGTATTCTCTGGGCGTCCTCTATATATAGAACCATCTTTTCTAACATAAAAATGATACCCAATTCCTGCCCAACCTTTTGTATTTTTATGATAGTCATGTATTATTTCTACACTTTGTAAAACAGTTACTCCACTATGATGACATACAATTTGTTCTGTTGTATTTCTTATATCCATTGCACCAAACTTAAAATTATTTTCTATTATTTTCATTATTTTCCCTCCTTGTATATTAAATTTTTAAACATTTCGTATAGACCTGTAGAAGCTAGTCCGCTAAACATTCCCGTTAGTATTACTTCTGCATTTATCCCATTTAGGTTCATTAATACATTGATTACTAAACCTAATATTAGCATGATTAATGGTATGTACTTGTTTGGTATAAAATCAAGACTATTTTTTATAACAAAACCTACACAAAGGCATATTCCAACAACTACAACACTTAAATATTGTGTTAATACTGATAAATCCATTTATCTTTCCCTCCTTTCATTTTCTAAAATTGATATTCTTGTTTCATGATTATTAAGCTGATTATGTATCTTGTTTCTATCTTCTTGGCCTTTATGCATTTGGTCCGATAGAACCTGAATTGTAACATTTAATTTTGTTATTGTATTGTTTAGTTTTACAATTACCGTAAATATCGGAATCATAGTTGTAATAAAACCTAGAAATAACATTATTATATTATCTTGCATCTTCTCACCTCCTACTCATAAATAGCAGTTATACTCCAATTACTTCCCTTAAAACAAACTTTGAATTATTAAGATTATGATGTACGCCTCCATTGTTCGCATTACCTTGAATAGTAGTGTCTTTTATGTACAAATATTTTCTTGCATCGTTAGCAGGGTCAAAGTCTACTAAAGAGAAATACATACCTTTACCGTTGTATAACGATACAAATTGTTTTGGAACAAAAAAGCAATGAAAATTATACGGTTTAGCCCCGCTATCATAAGCACTAAAAATTAGTACAATACCACTTGTTTGTTGAGAGATTGGTTCGGATAAAGTTATTGTGTGGTCTGCTGTCATATATTGAATCCCACTCCATAAAACTTTTTGAATGACTTTATTCTGCTTACCATTTATCCAATCTATAACGTTCTTGTTGTCTAGTTGTAATGGTCCTCCTAAATTTTCGTTATAAATTCCCCCAATACTAATTCCTTTATTCTTTAGTGCTGAAAGTAGCACTTTTCCACTATTAAGAGATACTGGTTCTGTGTCTGAACTCAATTCATCTTTAACCTGAACTTCTATGTCATACTCTGTACCTAAAGTGAAGGTTTGTCCTGTAATTTCTTTTGAGGCACAGCTAAATGTGCCGTTTTCAGTGTCTATTGTAACCAATTGTTTTATTTCAACCCAGCTTTCAAATTCAGTCTCAGTCTTGCTCTTTTTTCGAAATTGAATGCTTTTGACTGTGTTGGCTTTTGCTCCAAAATTAATATTTGCATATTTGCCAAATAAACTTATTAAGACTGTTTCCCCCACACCTTCTTTTCTTTCAATCTTAACGGTTTGTAAAACAGTTTCGGAATATTCAACAATATCTAATGCTTTTGTTTTGTCTTTTTGGTTTCCTCTGCTATCAACGGCAAAAACTGTTACTGTATTGTCGTCCATATTATTTATAGTTTTTGAAATTTCTGATGTTGAATAATCTAAGTTTTCGCTTTTGTTGCCAACCACAATATTGTAATATTTAGGTGTAGCACTGTTCTTGGTAGTCATCTTATTTGCACTTGTTATTGTTACCTTTAAATTACTATACTTTCGTATGTACTTTTGATTACTTCCAGTTAAAGTTTTAGTTATTGGATTAGTATCTTCACAATCAAAATTATTAAATACTGGGTCGCTATTTACTACATAGCCTGTAAAATTAACTGTACTTGTTCCTATTCTAGTACCACCACTATAAGTTGTAAGTTCCACTGTACCATTAGCCTGATTTTGATTTGGAATTTTAGCAAATAATTCATTCGTATTCCAACTATATGAAGCATCTATCCCTGTTTGTGTTCTAACTGTCTGTCCATTGAATTTGACAACTGCTGTATGCGTGAAACTAGCACTTTTTCGGTTAGTATATATTGTTATTGTTTCGCCAATATTGAAATTCTTTTTACTTAAACTTACTTCGGAAGTTCTAGGAATTGTCGTTAATTTTTTGGATGTTGACTCAGTTATTGTTCCTGCTGATATACCTGTTTGAAACGAGAAACTAGCATAAACGGTTTTCTCTCCTTGATTATTGTGTGTTACATCTAATGTTTTCTCAAAAATTGTTGTAGTTGAATTTTGAGGTATATTATGACTAAAATCGTATGTTGTTCCGTCTATTGTGCAAGTACCTGGTTTAGAATATCCATTATACGAGCCTCCTGTCGTTGTTACTTGTACTCTAACAGTTATATTACTTTTATTGTTTGCTATATTCTGTGAGTTTTGTGTTATTGATATATTACTTGATACTGCCATATGCTCTCCTTTCTAATAAAGTAACAGCATATTCTTTGAATTAATTTGTTGAGTTTTCAAGAAATAATTTCCAATTTCTATACTCTCGGTTGCTTGTATTTTGTAGAAATATGCTAAGTCTTTATTAATTTGGAATATATTTATTCCTTTATATGTTGCTAGGATTTCGTCCTCATCTATAAACATAGTATTTTGATTTGCTTGAATCCAAAAGCCCTTTTCGTCCATTTTATAATTCTTGCCATAAACTTCCCCAGGAAATTGAGTCCACTGAGTACACATAGTGTTATATTCAAGCTTTAAATCAGCAATTTCAACGAATCCCTTAATCGGCACTATGTAATCAAATAGTTCAACACCTAAACTAGCACCAGTTGGCAATAAACTACTTGGAATATCAAGTGTTTCCCACTCTACAAAAGTAGTATCATTATATTTTGCTCTCTTAACTAAATTTGTTGTTTTATTGTTCCAATATAACCCTTTGTAAGGTGTAGGCTCTACATTTCCTGTATAAACTGCAAATGCAGGATAAAATGTTAATGCCACATAACAACTCTTGATTTCTGCTGTATCGTATATTATTGGTGTTTGATAATAGAATCCGTAGAAATATCTATAAGTCCAAACTTCTCTTGAACTCTCATTATACAATGACATTTTTGTATCTAATATTTCCCACTGTGATGTTTGAGAGTTGTATTTTTTAACTAAGTATATCGTTGTATCTAACCAATTCTTGGTTGTATCTGTAGGTGCTGTGTTACTTACAACTACAGGAATAAAATCTGATTTCTTAGGTATTTCGATTATTTGCTCTATTTTAGTTAAATCTTTTAAATCATCTGGTGTCAGTATAATACCAGGCTCATACAATGAGTAAGGTTTTTCTACTTCTGTAAAATCTGCCTCATTAAGGAACATTAGTCCTACGCAGACATTTCCTTGTACTATACTGTTTTTTATAAAGTATGATATTGCCATTTTGTTTTCATTTTGATTTAATGTAATAGGTTCTGTGATATTGAATATATGTGATACTGTATAGTCTTGTCTTCCATCAAGCTTAATAACTCGTCCACTTAGTGTATTTTCATTAGCATTTCTGCCATTTGCCCAATATTCGTTAGAAGTTGTATAAGCGAAGTAGTTTTGAGCACTTAACAATGATTTTCTTGACAGTTCTGATACTTGCCAACCACTGTTGTACACATACATTTGATTTTCTATGTAACTTCCACTATTGGCAGTACAATACCAGTATGCTCCTTCAGTAGGATTGTCAGGTGGTGTATCTGACTCTTGATATGGATATTTAGCGTGTGCTAGCCAGAAATTATTATCATTAATCATTGCACTATTTCTAATTAAATTGTTTCCACCGGTTCTTTTAGTTGCAAATTCTAAACTTTGATTGGCTAGCTCCAATGTTGCAAGCTTTTCTTGTGTTTGTTCGTTTATTGTTTTGACTGACTCTTTGATTGAGTCTGCTGTTTGACTTATTTGTGAGTCTGTTTCACTTTTTGTGTAGTAATTTTCTTTTACGTTTCGTTTGGTTTCGTATGTGTCGCTTAACCCATTATCTCTAACATATGTGATTTTCGCATTTGCTGTACTTGTTATATTATTAATACCTTTAAATAACGTAAAATGCCTTAATTTCTCCCACGCTTCTTTCTGTGTTTCTGTGTAAGGTACTATTTCTTCTTCGGCTAGCTCGTATTCTACAATTACTGGTGTGCCATTTGCGTATTGTTCTGATAAGTATGCTTTAAAACCTGTTACATCAATTGAAGTCAATCTAGTTTTTAAGATTTGAAATATTATTAATCGATAAGGAGCCCCTGCATTATCTGTAATACACTCTACATCTCTATCTTCCCTATACGCTAGACTATCATATACAAAATGGCTACACACTTCTTTAGTTATATAATTGTTTTGCCTATTGACGATACTTGAATTGTTAAAGTAGAAACATGCACAATTTTCTTTTTGTCTATTACCTAATACAATCTCTTCATTTCCTGTAAAAATATACTGCTTCCTTGTGTGATGTATTCCGTTATTTACCAGATAAGAATCTTCATATAACTTTTGCCCTTCTGATAGTGGGAAGTACTCTGCTTGTTCTTGATATGGAATGTATGGAGCTTGTGAACCTTTATTTAGCATTACATTAAATTCAAAATTATTAAAAGTACAACCAACATTATACTCAACAGATATTCTGCAAATGCTTTCTTCTTCTAATGTAAATGTTTTACTTGTTTCATTTTTCAATTGTATCTTCGCTTTAGTCTTTTTAGGATTTGTATTTCCTGCAACTAATGCTAGCGAACCTTCCGTACAACTTCCTTTTACGTTATGGATACTTAAAGTGTATGTTCCTGCTTTTAATTTTATATATTCGATACTAGTGTCAAATGCTGAATAATTTGCCGTCCAATTACCTATTATAGAAAACGCATTAGAACCTGCAGGCGCTTCCCCCATTGTTCCATTAAGTTTTACTAATCCATTTGTTATTGAACGTTCTACATTGTTAACTGTTGCCGAATATTCTCTGGCTTTAATTAAATTTTCTCCTATGTCTAAGAAACCTAAAGAATTATATGGCACATACGGTTTATATTCTTCACCTTTTGTAATTTGTGGATATATTGTTACATTCTCTAATACCGCATTTTTATCTACTCTAATATACATACCAGCTTTTGTTTCTTCTACTGTTTCTATCAAAGAAGAGGAATATGTCGTAACATTATTTTTTGAATAGAATACCTGTGTTGTATATTTTCCGCTCTCATAACTTGATAACATTCTGTATTTTGAATTTGCTTTCAACAATACTGTCCTTGTATTCGTAGTAGTATTTACGTTAATTGGGTAACTTACTTCTGCTGTTGCAGTTCCATTCATTGTTATTGAACCGTCTTTGTTTTTTGTAAACGTTACTCCATTTATTGTTCTTGTTGTATTCAAAGAAGGGCAAATATTTTCTCCCTCCAAATTCTCTATTTTGCTTAGATAATCCGTGCTGGGGCTTGCTCCGTATTGTTCATATGTGTCATCAGTTATTGTTGCTTCTCGTAACATTGGCTTAAATAATAAATTATTTATCGTTAAGCCTTTCTGAATAAATATAGCTATTTGAACGCTTGTTGTAGTATCTATTGTAAATTCTCCACTGCCATTGCCAATATCTATAGAACCTAAAACACTGTAACTACCTGTCTCTTGGATAGCTAATCTATAAGTATTACTAGCACCACCACTCGGACAGCCGTTTAGAATATATGTTCCTGGGCTTAAATCATATCTATTGATAATCAAACTGCTGTTAGCAGAGGTATCATTTGTACCATTAACATTTACTGTTTTATCGCTATTCACAGTAAATGTTATTCCGTTTGATATTTTTGTCGTCGCAGTATTATCAAGTAAGTTCTTCCCACTCCTCGTTGCCTGGTGGCTCTCGCCCTCTAGCATTATATCTATTAATGGTTCCGCAGATGCATCATCTATATATATGTTCTTTCCTTCTGCTGTACCTTCTATTTTTGTTATGTTCTCTACTGATTGCTCTACTGATGATACTTTACTGGTTATTCTTCCTTGTTCTAATTCAATTTTGGTTATTGACGAACTCGTTTCAGTTATAAAGTTAGCCAAACCCTCTATTCTTGCTACAGCCATTGTCCCTGTTGTAATAAATTTAGCATTTATTTGCCCATCCATTGTAATAGCTGTTTCAAAAGGTCCTTCATATCCTTTTGAACTAAATCCTATACCTCCTAATCCAAACCTCCAGACATTTTTAGCCTGTTCTTTCGGAAGTTTATCTAGTATTAAAATTTCATTATCATCTATATAAACATATCCATTTTTATTTAGAGAATTAATCAAATTTGTTTGTTTTTTTATAGTTATCTCTTGTTTTGATACTGTTTGTTTAATTGTTTCAATAGTATTTTTTATATTGTTAAATTTTGTTTTGACATCTCTTGTGTAATTTCCAAAAGTCAATGACTTCACTTTTTCAGAAATCAAATCATATTCATACTCTAAAACCTCTGTAAAAATATTTACAAAAGGATGTAAAACTTTTATTGTGTCCCCAATTTCTAAATCATTATTTACATTTGAATTTACTGTATAACTAACTTTAGGAACACAATTTTCTTCTAAATATTTGCTTGCATTGTTTCTTAACTCTAACAATAAATTAGTTTCTGTTTGTTCTTCTGCTTCTAAATCTGTTTGAAAATCTACTATTTTTGTATACGATATTTCGTATTGTGTTTCGCTTTCTAAATATATTTCAGGCAATAAAAGTCCATCATATCCAACTGGTAAAATTTTTGTGCATACATTAGACCAGTCCTCAAAGATCTCGAATCCCTGCATATTTTTACCGTAAACAATAGTTTCGCCATTATCTTTTCCTATGCTTTGTTTAAAACTAATATCCCAGTTGTCTGCTTCAAATACTCCTCCCCATCGTTCTTCAAATACTTGCCAAGATTCTAATAAAGTCTTTCTTATGAAATATGCTGTATTTACGTTTTCAACATTTGAGTCAATAGAAAAAGGACTGGTTTTATCAGTCCTTTCATTAACATATTTTAACCCATTCTGGCCATTTAAATTAGTTGGTCTTACATCTAAAAGTACATATCTTCTACTATCAAACATTACATGTTCAGCTGTGAATTTTATTTTTCTATTCGTATATGTTATGCTATCATTTATTCTAAATGCTTGTGGTTTTAATTTAGATTTTGTTTTTACTACACATAGCTTATCGGCTTCTATATACTCTTTATATTTAATTGGGATTTCTACTTCAATATACCATCCATTTAAAGACTTTTTCTTAATTTCATGACAATATAAAGGATTAATAATAATGTTTCCTGCTGTTTTAAAATCTGTATCAGTTGCATTAAATATTTTAATCATAGCCATCTGTCCTTTCTTTTTATTTTGACAGTAGCTGAGCCACTATGTATTACGATTGCATTGTTTCCTACTTCTAATTTTGGGTATTTGTATCCTATTTCAAGATTTCTGCTTCTATTAAGGCCTTCATATACAACTGTTTTTTCTTCACAATCTATTTCTACATAAGTATCATTTTCGCTAAACGTATATTTAAACCTAACACCACCTAAAGTTAATTCAATACTATCACTTGAACCTTTTTCAATTCTTATTATAGGTCTGCTTGTTTTATTTCCTCCGTTTTGAACATTATTTGTAACTACTATATAATTATCATCAGCTTTCTCCCAAAATGGAGCTCTGATAAAATTAGTATCAATAATTTTGATTCCTGCTGTCCTTTTTGGTTCTAATTCCGCATAAAATCTTGCTTTCGTTTTTCTTCCTTTATATTCTAACTCTCCCTCACCATCTAGCCACGCAAGGATATCGTCAAGTTTGTTAGGATTCAAACATTGCACATAAATAGGTCTTTCAATATAAGAATAACCTAATTCATCAAAAATAGCACCATCTCTTCCTTCTATTTCTGTAACTTCATATTTCTGTGAAGCTTTAGCTAAGAAATGTTCTTCTTCTTCAATTACAACTTGCATATCTGTATTTGATATTCCTTTAAATTTAAACATTATAGCACCTCGTATAATTCATTTTTAACTATCCTTGCAAAACCATCTTCATCTAATGTTAATTTACAAGAATTTAACGCTTTAATGAAAGCAGAATACAATATATTAAATAATTTATTATAGTCTATATTCGCGCTAAGATCTCCAGTACGTTTGAATTTAAGATTAACATCAGAATTAATTGAATCCAGAGAATCCAATACATGCTCAGCTACTTTATCCGTTTGCTTGTATAAATTACTTTCTTCTGTTTCTATTCCTTTTTCCATTCCGCTTCATCACATTTTTAAATATTGCTCTTGTTTTCCTTGACGGAGAATGAATATCAAAAGCTTTTCTTAATCGGTTCAATATTCCATCTGCAATTCCTTGCGCTTTTGTAAATAAAGAAGGCTCGCTTTTTTTCATTTCTTCGAGCATCGGTTTCATTGCATTTTTCATTGCATCTTTTGTGTCTTTTGGCATAACACTATAACTTTTCATTATAGTATCAACCATTTTTTGATTTTCTTTAGATATATCCCCACCATACACTTCTGTATTCGACAACATGGCAAGCCAAACTCCTAGTTGTTCTGCCTCACTTTTAGACATGTTTTTATACATTTTTTCCCAAATTCTTTTTTCTTCGTCTGTATGCCTATAATTTTCAGCTTGTATAGCCTTGTTTTTATTATATGTATTCAAAAGCTTATTATTCTGTATGCTATTTATTGTCTCATTATGTCTATTCTCCTCTTGCTCTTGTTCCCAGTTATAATGTTTTATATGTTCTGCGAAATCGCCATCTTGGTTTGCTCTTTCAGCATATCCTTTTGTATATGCTTCTAATACTTCTGCTACTTCTGCATTTGCTACATCTATTTTTGCTTGTTTTTGTGCCATTATATTATTATATTCAGTAGCATAAGCCTCATTTTGCATTGTTGCTTGTTCTCCATATTTTTGATTTAATAAAGCAACTTCTTCTATTGTTCCTTGCTCTATAAGTTGTTTTGTTTGTTCTGACTGTTTTTGTGCTGTTGCAATCCATTCTTGTGATTGTACTTTGTACTCATCTAAACTGCCTTGAAAAGTTTCTGCATTTGTTACTGCTTGTTGAGTTATAGCTCCTGCAATTTGTTGTTGAATTTGTATCTCTCTGTCCTTTAGCTCTCTCAATTTTTTAAAATATTCATCTAATTGAGTTATTTCTTCTTGTGTATACCCTCTACGTTCATCTGATGCAGTTTTGCAAATATCAGTTATTCCTTTTTGCACTTCATCCATTTGCGTTTGTAATTTTTGTTGTTCTTCATTAGTTGCAAACATCGTTGTATTAAAACTTTCTAAATATCCCTCCGCACTCTTTAAACCATTATAAAAATCTGATACCCCTTCGCTCATATTTTCGAAAGCTTCCTTAGTTTTCTTTTGACTTTCATTAACAGCAATAGCAATCCCCGCAACAGCTAGTCCTATTGCTGTACATGCTAATCCCACTGGGCTCGTTACTACAGTAAACACTTTTGCCAATCCATTAACTGCTTCAGATGTAGATGTTATTTTGCCTCTTGCTACTCCTATTGCTTGAGTAAAAGTTCCTATTCCTTTTACTGTTCCGCCTATTGCTAATGTTACTTTTCCAATTATCGCAACCAAAGGTCCTATTGCCGCAACAATAAGTCCTATTTTTACTATCATATTCACTTGCTTATCTGACAATGTACTAAACTTATCAATCCATTTTCCAAGTCCTTCTATTACTTTTTCAATACTTGGCATTAGTTTGTTTCCGAGAGTAATAGCCATATCTTTTAATTTATTAATTGCTATTTTTATTTTACTTTTTAGAGTATCATATCTTTTATTTGCTTCATTTGTTAATGCTGTATTATTCTTCCATGCTTGTGTTCCTGTATTTATTGCATCATTAAACAGGGTCCCAGCATTTGCTGCACGCAACAAAGAATCTCTTAATCTAACTTCAGTTAGCCCCATTTCAGAAAGCATTGTAATTGCGCTTTCGCCTTTGTTTTTAGCATCTCCTAAGCCTTTAATGAACTCTGATAGTGCACCTGCAGCATCTTCTTTCCATGCTTTTTTAAATTGCTCTGTTGTCATTCCTGAAACTTTTGCAAAGTCTTCAAGATTTGTTCCTGCTGTTATCAATTGTTTTAATTCTGTGCTTGTCATCCCAATACTTTGTGACAATTCTTTAAAGCCCATCGAATCATTTGCAGACATCAATTCTAATTCTCTTAATGTCATTCCTGTTTTTTTTAGTACTGTATCTAACTTTTTGCCACCTTGTTCAACAGCATTTTGCATTTTTACCATTGCCTTAGAAATTGCTGAACCACCCATCTCTGCTTCTATTCCAACTGAACTCAATGCTGTTGCCAACCCTAAAATTTCCGCTTCTGAGAAACCAACTTGTTTCCCTGCACCTGCTAACCTCATGGCCATACTTACAATATCCGCTTCTGTTGTTGCATATTTGTTACCCAAATCAACAATTGTTGATCCTAATTTGTCAAAGTCTTTTTGTGACATTTGAGTTATATTTGCGAATTTTGCAAGCTGTGAAGCAGCCTCATCAGCAGTAAGATTTGTGGAATTTCCTAGATCTATCATTGCTTTTGAAAAATCTAATATGTTTTCTGTCTTTATTCCTAACTGTCCTGCTGCTTCTGCTACTGCCGCTATCTCTGTTGTAGAAGAAGGCATTTCTTTTGCCATGCCCCTAATGCCCTGTTTTAATTCTTCCATCTGTTCTTTCGTTCCATCAACTGTCTTTTCTACTCCTGCAAAAGCATCTTCAAAATCTATTGCACTCTTAGCACTTAGAGTTAAGGCTGATATACTTGCAGCAGAAAACGCAGACAACTTCTTGCCTGCGTTTTCTGTTTTCTTTCCTAATTTTTCAACTTTTTCTCCCCATTCTTCAAGTTTTTTACCTGTATTTGTAAGTTGTGTTTGAACATCTTTTAATTTACTCTCATAATTTTTCAGTTTAATTTCTGCATTAGTTAATTCATTTTGTTTCTTTTTTATAGCTGTTGTATTTTTATTTTCTGCATTTTCTAAATCAGCTAATTGCATTTTTAAAACATTTACTTTATCTGACTGAATCTCATAAGCATTAGTTAAATATTCTTGTTGTGCTTTTAATTTCTCTGTTGATTTAGTAGAATTATCCCATTGTGATTGTGTTAGCTTAAATTGATTATAATTCTTGTTCATTTCTATATTTATATCTTGAAGAGTTTTCTTAAAATCTTTTGCTCCTTCTTCTGTAAATATAAGCCCTACTCTTTTTAAATCATTACTTCCCACTTTTTTTTACCTCTTTTTAAGCATAATAAAAGCACCAGAGTAAATCTGATGCTAAATAAAAAAATACCTGCATTTGCAAATGTTTTTTATTAATATATTTTATTATTTCCAATTTGTAGTGATATCAAATCATATTCTTCATATGTTTCATCTACAAATTCTATAATCATCCAGAACTTTTCGTCATTTACCTTTCCTTCTATTTTATATCTTAATCCTGTTTTTATAAATTCGTAATCTCCTTTATAACTTGAATAGTCTGGTTTATATAAATTATCTTCTAAGACCATTTGAGCATAAGTCATTAATTCTATTTCGTCTGGTTCTTTACTTGTATTATTTTCTTTATTATTAGAGCCAAATATGCAAAAGTATAATACAATGCAAATTATAATAAATGCAATAAATCCTATTATCTTGTATTTAGATTCTATGTTATTATTATTCATCCTTGTTCATCTCCTAGTGGCAAACTTTACAAGCTGTTCAACCTTCTGCAAAAGCTTACTTCATTATTGTTTGATACTCATTGTTTTTTAATATTCTACTTGTTGTCTAATTTACCATTTATACTATATTACATTTTACCTTTTGTAGCAAAATATTACAAGAAAAATGTGTCGCAATTTTCGACATTTTTCTACAAACGATGTTTAGAATTATTTATATTACTTGTTTTAGAAACTTCTGGTGTGTTTTTTATCACAAAATCAACTATTAGCTCTACATCTTCTAATTTCACAAGTCTCACCGCTTGTCTATATGTTAATGGTTCATCATAATTAGATGCTATAATTGAATATAAAATATGATTTGTCGCATACATTGATTTTGTATAACCATTTTTATCTTTATTACCTTGTGCATCTTTTTTTAATTGTTCAATTCCACCTTCATAATCTTCGATATATTCTAATAAAAGTGGTGTTACTTCTAAAGTTAGGTTTTCTCCATTTTTTAATTCTATTTCCATATTTTTCTCCTATATTCTTATATTAAATAATTTTAGAAAAGGCTCTAAATCAATTTTAGAGCCTTGTTTTTTTTAAGTTCCTGGTGTAATTGCTGCAGCTAATCCTGCATCGTCTAGGATTGGCTTTGCAAAGAATAGTTCTTCTGTTAATCCTTCTGGGAATTTTGACATTTCATTGTTTACATATGTTTTTTTATCTCCTAAGTCATTATATGCATAAGCTTTTATAGTTACTGTATCATTTTGCTCTGAAAAGCTCTCTTCTTTTGTTGCGATATCATCTGTATTTTCTACTAATTGGCATTTAGGGTACCAAGCTAATTCAAATTTTCCTTCTAGTTTTTTTACAACTTTTCCAAATGCAAAGAAAGGTCTTGTGGCTGTTCTTCCAGAACGGTTTAATCCTGCTGTACCTATAACATCTCCTCTCATTTTTGCTAAATCTTCTGGGTCAAAAGCAACTACTTCTACTGCCATCTCTATACTTTCGTTTTGATTTACAGTTGTATAGTCTTGTCCTGAAGCTCTAACCACAGCTACCTCAGAGTTTTCTGTAGTTCCTATATTTTTTACTACATTGCTTTTTGTAACATTTTCTTCATATGTTGTTGTGAAATTGCCAGAAGCATCTGGTGTATTGAATGCATAGTATAATGCACCTACTGTTTCTTTTACCATAGGTTTTTTTGTATTAATTGCCATTTTAAAATCCTCCTTTTAATAAAAAATTACCAAGTTTTTATTCCTAACTTGGTAAGCATTTTTTTATAATACTTTTCTTTATTTCTATCCCATACTGGGTATAGATGTTCTTGAGCATTCATTTTTACACTTCCATGCTCAAGTATTGGGCCATAATATTTGCCCCATCCTGCCTCTACTTCTTTGTTTTTCTTTTTATATGCAAAGCACTTAATTAAGTGTGTGTAGCCTGATTTTCTAATTTTTGAAATTGGTTTGGGAAGTTTTAACAAATCACCAACAAATTCTTTAGCACCTGTCTCTAATACATCTACTGCATTGTCTGCACCATCTATATATTTTTTCAAAATTTCAGACATTGCCTCAAATCCACTATATCCGTAAACTTCATTAGACATTTTCTAATACCTCTAGTGAGAAAAATGAATGCCAACGCCTTCTTTCTGGATCATATTCGTGTTGTATCGCAGGAAATAGCTCTATATCATTCAATAAATGCTTTAGTTCCAAAAGTTTCGTATGTCTTGGTCTGTCAGCTATTATAGAAATCTGATAAGTAACTACAGTATTATAATCTTTTCCACTTGCCGTTTGGTCTTCCCAATAATAATCCCAAAAACAAACTCTAACTTCGTCTTCCATAATTTCATCGGTCGGCGTTCCTTCTTTTTTAGGATTCTTTAATTTTTCTATTAATTCAACTAATTTTTTTTTTGTTATAAATCTTCCTCCAATTTTACTCTTGGATATTCCTCAAGAGTTAAATCTGTCTGCTTAAATCCATCATTATTAGTAAAGTGATAGGCATTAAAAACTTTGTGATATTCATTGCCTATTTTTACAACATTTAAAGAGGTTATTTCTTTCATTTGAGGTATTCTAATTTTTAAAGAGAGCTTTCTTTTTCTTTCTTCGCTTTCAAAACGAAGTTTGTCTGATATTGATAATTCTTCAAACCATACTTCCTTCTTCATATTTTTTAAATATTCAACAGGATAAGTATTTTGGGTTTGTTTTATAGCAAAAAGCTTAAGTTTTCCATCATTATATGTCGGAAGGCTTGTAATATTTTGCTTGTAAGTCAGCATAATCTCCTGCGTATAACTGTTTAAATTCAGCAATTCTACCAAATCTTCTATACATTACATAATTCTTTAACAAGCCTCTTGCTGTTAAATCTGCAGCATAATCAATTTTAGCTCCAGATTTACTATTAATATCAAATTCAGCTTCTTTTATTAGCTTTTCTATAACCTCATCTTCTTCATTTGGCGAAACATGTTGCTCTGATCTAATTTCCTTAATTAATTTTTCAATTTGTGTATTGTTCATTATACACCTCTCTATTCTTCTATTTTTTCATCAGGTTCCTCCTTAATTTTTTCAATTAGAATTTTGCCTATTTTATTTTTCGTAGTTGTCAATTCTTTAATTCTTTTTTGAGGTATGTCTTCAAGTTTAATATCTTTTCTAGGATAAATGTCATTCACCTCATAAATATGGTCATTGTCTTTTAGATCTTTAAATTTCTCAATTACTTTATAAACCATTTTTTATTCCTCCTATTTATATTCAGGAGCTTATATCTAAGCTCCTGCTGTTTCAGTATTTGTTGTTACTGTTCCCTTTACACTTGTTTCTACAGTTCCAATAACTTTTACAGGAGCAACATATTCCTCCAATTTTGTTACATCAAAAACAAAAGCTGTGTTATCATCTGTTGCCCTACCATTTGCATATCCTTTTCCTATAACAACATCAGCATCATCTAGTGCTTTTACTTCTTCATAATTTTTTATTCCAAAGTTTGTTAATCCCATTGTGTATTTTTTAGGAATTACTAATGCTGCTTTTCCTTCTGGATTATTGGCAGAGCTTTTAACAATAAGGTTTTTGTATGAGCTTATCATTCTTCCTTCAGCATCATATATTGCAGGTGCAACATAATCTGCTTCATCGTTTGGATGGCAAATTAAAACTAATTTATCAAATGTCCTCTTACCATCTCTTGATAAGTATTTTTTTGCAGGTGCTAGTCCCTTTGGAGTAAAGTTAGTTAATGTTGTATTAACTGTTTTATCTTTTTGTGTTTTATCTGAATTTGCTGCAGAAATTTGTTTATAAATTCCTATAGGTTGTTTTACCCCATTTCCTTGTAAATATCCATATTCTAATCCATCATTTAAAGCTTCTTTTAGTATAGCTGTAAAATATTTATCTACAAATGGCAACGATAAGTCGCTGATTCCTTTTGGTATTACTAAATAAACTGAAAGTTTGTTTCCATCCATATTTAATGTTTCAAATTCTGCACTTAATTCTCCAGTAATGCTGTCAGTTAATGCACCCCATGCATACGTACCGCTTTTTTCTGCGACAATCCATTTTTTAACATCTGCTGGAGCAAAGTTTACGTCTGATAATATTCCGCTATCTTTTTTAACGTCTTCCATTGTCACATCAATGATTGAGGTTGGAAGTATATCAATTTGTTTAGCTGTTATTGCTTGTTTTACATCTTTTAAAGCTGTATAAAAATCTTTTTCTTCTTTTGATAATTTTCTTAAGCCTAATGTTTTTGCATAATTAGCATCACTTTCTGCTTTGTTTGCTTGTTCTTGAATTTCTGATATTAAATCTTCATATTGAACTGACACAATTTTGTCCATAGCTTCAATAACTGCTTGTGATTTGTCCTCTGTTTCTTGAAGAATTTTTAAAGCATCTTCTCTAGCTTGTTTCATTTTTGTTTCATTAATTTTCATAATTTTTTACCTACCTTTTTTTAATTTTTTGTATTAAAAAAAGATGCCCATGCATCTTCTTTAATCGGTTTTTCTTGACGTGTATCTAATAGCTCTTTAGTTTTTTCGCCTTCTTTAGTTAGGCTTTGAACTATGCTATTAGCAACATTTTCTGATATTTCTTTTATTGTTTCTCCATTAAGTTCAACTTTTTGTTTTTTATCTTGTTTCTTTATTTTACTAACAAGATTGAATATAGCTTTATTAGCATATTGATTAATGGTATTATCTTCTTCTGTTTCTATTAATTCATCTGCAAATCCCTTATCTAAACATTCTTGGGCTGTCAAATAAGTTTCATCAGACAATAATTTTTCTAGTTCTTCTTCTGTAATTTTAATTTTAGACAAATATGCTGCTTTATAAGCCTCTTTAACTTTGTCCATATCATCTGCAGTTTTTCTTAATTCCTCTGCATTTCCTAGAACATAAGTCCAGCAATTATGTATCATCATTAATGATGTTTTTGGCATATATACTTTATTTCCAGCCATAGCAATAATAGATGCTGATGAAGCAGCAATTCCATCTATATATACATTAATTTGTGCTTTTAAGCTCTTTAATAAATTATAAATTGCTAAAGCTTGAAATGTTTCCCCTCCACAAGAATTTATATGAACATTTAATTCTGACATTTCTCCCAGTTCCTCAAGTTCTTTTTTAAACCCCCAAGCCGAAACATCATTTTCAAACCATTCATAAGATGTTATATCTCCATAAATATAAACACTTGCACTATTCTCGCTTTCTTTTTTAAAACTGTAAAATTTATTCTTCACTTCCTGCACCTCCCTTCACATTTTCATAATTTTTTGTAAGGGCGTGTTCATTTGCCCAATCCTCATCTATATAAGGTAATCTTAAAAACTTATTTATTTCATTTCTGCTAAATTTATTTGCTGTCAGTTTATCAATGCCAGTTCCGCAATCTAAAACATCTCTATGAGAAATTGTACTTCTGTCAAATTTTACATATTCACCTTTTAAATAACTTTGTTTTCCTACAAGAGATATATTGAAACCGTCTTCTATTAGTTCATAATACAAATCCACTGCAAAAGTTATAAAATTATTCAAGCCATTTGATTTGTCTGTAAAATCGCCAAAAAAAACATCAAATGGGATTTTCCATTTTTGAGCTACTGTTTTGCTTATTCTCAAGAATGTATTTTCAAAATCCGTTAGATTTTTTTCCTTGTTTTGATTCAAATTTGTTAAATCGAACATTTCAGATAGCAATATAACTGCATCATCTTCTTTAAATAACCCATCTGTTATTCTTTCTTTATAATCTTTCAAATCTAATTGTTGTCCAGTTGCTGCATCCATTAACATTGGTTGTCCACCAGGCTTTTTCAATTTCCATTTTCCTGTATTTGCTTTTATAAAGCTACCTTGTGCTGCTTTCAGTATTTTTCCTGTATTTCGTTTAAAATTTTCACCTGCTGTTCTTAGCAAATTATTGTTTAGACAAAAGTAAATAGTGTTATCTGTTGTGTATTTCTTTGTAGCACTTATAGAATTTCCTTCTGCATCTGATATCATTATATCTGTAAATACTTTTTCCTTTAGAACTTTATCGCTAATACTAAATCTATCTGCAACATATAAATACTCGTTGTTAGAGCCATTTATTAAAACAAGTGCTGAACTATCAACTAACAATTTACAAACTAATTTATATAAAAAACTTGTTCCATTTTCATTAAAATTAGGCTGTATATTTAAGGTCCAATACAAATTTCCTCTACTTTCTTCAATTTTATTTTTTTTCATTTCAAAAGTTTGTATCTCTGTTTTAGCAATAGTGCTTGCTATTAAATCTATTGCATGAGCCTCTGCTATTGTATATATATAATTTTCTAAATCGTTTTTTCCAAACAGTACATCTAATATATCTACATATTCTCCTTTGTCATTTTTAAATATTTTATCTAGAAACATTGCTTCACCACCTAAACATAAATAATTTCTTCATCTAAAAGTTCCTGAACACTCATTGCTGCCACAAAAGCCATAAAAGGATCATTCTTCCTTAATTTGGGTTCTATTTTTTCATATTTTTTGTTTCCATCTTTTCCTGTTTTTACACAAGTATTATTTATTGCCCACCTCATAATTGAGCTATTTCCTATATTTATTTTACCTTCTGCAAAAGCAACTTCAATACGAGGAGCAACTATTGCTGCAATACTTGCAGGATATCTTATCATTCTTACCAATCCATAAGGATTATCTTTTGTTTCAACTGATACTCCCATTTCTTTAAAAATTTGTTCTAATAATTTGTATCTATATGTATCTAATACAATTTTTTTAACATTATATTTACTCATTTCTGATAAAAT